TCGAAAGGCATCCATCCATAGTAGTCGTCGAATATCACGGTTTCGTGCTGCTCATATCCATCCCACCAGTTGCTGCGTTGCTTCCAGTAGGCTTTGGGGTACTTCTCGAGCGCAAGCTTAGACTTGCCACATCCGGTAGGTCCAACCATAACAATGAGTTGAGTTTTCCAGTCTCTTGGCATCTGTTTCGCACGGCGATACTCTTGCACGCCTCGATGGTATTTGAGCATCGGTCCAAAGTGGGCGTCCCAGACTTCAGAGTCAGCATCTCCTCGATCGATCGATTCCTTGACAGCAAGTAGATCCGATCTCGTGCCTGCGCCTCCGCTCTTCTTGCCAAACTCGAACGGGCCGCTGACGCGCGTTTCTTCTTTACGGCAGTAGTCAATGGCTTGATCTTGAGTCCCGCGTCTCTTTTCCCAATGCGCCCTTGGGATAGCTTTTTTGCAGCCGGCCAGTCGTTTGGTCCCCACGAATTCACAGTATCCTTGAAGGTGAGTCGTCTCTCCAGTTCCTCGCTCGACTTGGTAGATTGCATATCGACATCCATTTTCTTCGAGCCATTCATCATTGATCACAAAGTCTTTTGGGTTGTTGAGGGTGAAGCACCAGAAACGACCTCGGGCCATTTGAAAATAATGAAAAGTGTCAATCCTTGTCCTCGTCACGAAGAGTAGAAAACTCCTCCCGCAGCCAATCAGCTGCCTTGGCCAATACAAAGGCGACACGTCATGTCAAATCACACGCTGACACGTCATCAGCTAAATTTACCGCAGGTGTTCACTTATGGGACACCACACAAATCCTATCGCTTCGCATTCTAGCTTAAGAGCGGCGTCCTTGGCCGCCGCCCCCCCCGGAGCGTAGCGTGAGGTCCGGCATCGAGGGGGTTTATCCCCCGAAGATATCCTGTGATACATCACATCAATTGTGAGCTTGACACAGGGTGGGGGGCAGTATTACCCCCCACCTCGGGCCACGCGCCAATTCTTTGAAACATTCTTAGAAATCCGCGCCCGAAGTTTTCCACTTATTCATTATATGCCCTATAAGCGTAAGCGTCCCTTTATCCCTAATAAGCGTCGAAATGTCCGGCGACGTCGATCCTACAAGCGAGCTGGCGGCAGGAAGCGCCGTCCTAGGCATCGGACTACTGGTCGCCGTTCTTCGACAACTGTTCCGCGTCTTCTCCAGACAGACTCTCTCTATGTCCGCCTCCCCTTCCAAGACTCACGCACCTCTACCACTGTCACTGGCTTCCCTTGGTCTGCCCAATATAACCTCAATGGTCTCTTCGATGTCTATGGCACCGGCCTCGGTGGCAATGTCAACGGGCTTAACCGCTATGCAACCTTCTTCACCCATTACACCGTCTATGGCGCCGCCGTTGATTGGTGTGCTATTGTCCACACTAATGAAGCCTATGGCGTCCCGCAAATGGCCACCATTGGTATGGCCTCTGTCTACCCCCGAGATGTCAACTGGCAAAGTGTATACGAACTCTTTGAACAGCCCCAGTATCACAAGAAATGTCTCCTCGTCCCCCCTATCAACACCGCTCAAGAGCCCATCGATCCCCTCTCCCCGGATGACGGAACTAAAGTCGGCGCGACTGTTCCCAGTCGAATCATCCGAATGAAAAAATACTATTCTATCAAGAAGATTGTCGGTCGTCCATTCAGACAGGACGCTGATAAATTTTCCGCCCTTCCTACTTCCAACCCTATCAATCTCGTCCCGCTTTATCTGCGGGTAGTTGACCCTCTCTCTCTGCTTGCCCCTATTGGATTCAAAGTCCAATACACTCTCAAGTTTACCTTCTACGTCAAGTTTTATGGAAGAAAGTTTAATTCAATTTAATAAAAGTTCTTAATGGCTTCTTCTTTTGTCTCCACGTATGTCATTTCTCCGCTCGGGGTCCACACGATGAATTCGTCGATTCGTCGATAGAAGGCTGCCCACACCAGATTGAGTTCTTTCTTGTACCAGTCCTCCGGGAGTTTGTTTGAGGTTATCACCAGTGTTTTCGCCACGAAGTTTCGTTGTCCACCTTTGGTTTCCACCATCATCGGGTATCGGTCGGTCAGTCGTAGTAGAGTATCGAAAGGCATCCATCCATAGTAGTCGTCGAATATCACGGTTTCGTGCTGCTCATATCCATCCCACCAGTTGCTGCG